CGTGATACACTGATCTTCCTGATCCCAGGTTTCGAGCGCGTAAGCCGCGTCCGCTGCGTCAAGAATACCTTTGGCGAAACGAGCTTCACCAGTTGCATCCGTCTGGTATGGAGAGAACACTGTACATTCATACTCCTGTGCCATAGATTTTAAGGCTTTAGATACTTCAATCTGTTCCGTCCAGTCGTACTGCCCTCCTCTTGAGGGGAGGTTAGAACGCTTAACTTGATTGATATAGTCTACAATGATAACGCCTGCTTCTATCTTATTGACTTTCTTGTCCAGCTCTGCACGTATCTTGGCAAGAGTAAGACTTGGATCATAAATTACATCCAGCTGCTGAGTCGGGAGAAGCTCATGCTGGGTAGTAAGTTTATGATGAAAGTCAGAGAAGTCACGCTTTTCTCTGTATTCTTTCAATCGGTCCTGGCCTTGCTGGAAGCGGCTCGCCCACCAGCCAGCCACCTTCTCCCACTCTGTAACAGATAGATTCTGTGTACGAAGTCGAGAATATGGCACTCCAGTAGCAATAGAGCAACACCGTTGCAGTATTGATCTACTATCCATTTCTATAGTAAAATAGATAGCTGAACGGCCAGACTGAAATACATTGTTTGCAATGTTTGCACACGTAAGAGACTTACCTGAACCTCTGCGTCCTCCAACCAACACCAAATCTCGGGGGGAGAACTTGATTTCATGATCGTACTCTGCATTGAGTCCAAGACCGATATACTTACCAATCTCTTCTTCAGGCTCAAACAGTTCTATACGTTGCATACTTTCTTGAGGAACCTCAAGATCAACTTTATCCTCGATATCGAGAACAATCTGATGTAGTTCCTGAACTGACTCTTCCGCGCTTGCAAAAACAACGGAACTGTCAATATACTTATCAAGAGAATTTAATATCTCTTTCTGAGTATATTCGTTCTTGAGATACTCAAGCAGGGTTGTCGGATCAACATCTACGTCAAGAGTCTCGATAGCGAGAACCTTGTCGCGAGTGTTGGCATGACGTATGCCTAGCTTGAGATCATCAAAAGTAGGGAACTCGTGAAACCCTTCGCAGTGTTTATCAATGTGCTCATACAGCAGGTGATATTCTGCGGGCAGGTACTCTTTACGCAGATAACTCCACGTTTCAAAGTCCCGCAGCAAAACGCACTGCTTAATTAAAGCACTAGATATATTCAAAAGTTCCCCCGAACAAAGAAAAGCTGACCGAGCAATAAATACCCAGTCAGCTTCTTAACACTTACAGTGTAATTACTGAGCTGACTTAGCAGCTTTAGCCGCACCGTCATAGTCAGCGGCAGTCAAACCACGGCGAGTGAGCATAGTCTTAACGCCACGAGCAGTCTTGCCAATCGCTTCAGCGATAGCTTCTACAGTCATAGAAGCAACGTCTACGTCCGCAAGAGGATCTACATTAGCGGAACCGCGAGTAGTCTCTTGACGAGGGATAGCAGCGATGTCGCCAGAACGAAGAAGGCTAAGAGCCTTACCACGTACACTGTTTACAGAACGATCGAGAGCTTCAGCGATTGCTTCAACGAAAGCACCGTCATTCACCATAGAGATGAAAGTAGCTTCTTCATCGGCTGAGTAAGTGCGAACACTCTCTACCTTAGGAGCAGGCTTGACGTGCTCAGTCAGTTCCATAGACAAGATTTTGCCCTGGATTGACTTAGGTGAGAATGAGCCTCCTTCAAAATGCTCAGCGATTTGAGCATAAGTGTACTCGCCTGAGTTATCAGTAACGAAAGTACGGAGGGTTGCTTCTTGAGATTCGCTGAAAGACTTGCCTCCAGCTGCAGAAGCGAGTTCTACCTCGTAGCCCATCTTTCGCAGTTTGCTAGAGATAGAACGAGTAGAGGTTTCAAGCTGGTCTGCTGCTTCTGCAACAGTAGCTTGAGATACAGGCGATTCGTCGCCTACAAAGTTAGTCAGAGCGTCAGTACGCTCATCTGTCCACTTAGGAAGTGCCATATTTAATTCTCCAAAAAAGATCTTAGATCTGTTACTATAGTAACGCCAGTATCTCTGGCTTGTCTAGTTTTAGCGGATTCTTGTCCGCCTTCATTTATTAAAAACAATACTTGCTTTGTTAAGCTAGATTTTACTTCATAACCAGCCTGATTCAAGGCTGTAGTAGCTTCAGCTTTTGACTTGAAACTCTTCAAGCGACCACTAATACATACCGCACCTTTATCTACGGTTGGATATGAAGGAGTCTCAGAAAAGAACCATCCATGAGGAAGTACTTCTTCAAAATAAGGTAGTTCATTTTCTAGCCAGTCGAGCAAGTTTGCGGTTGCCTTCGGACCCAGGCCGGCACGCTCACAAGTGTCTGCATTTATATCATGTATATTTTCAACAGTCTCAGACAGCTTCCGTGTTGCCGTGTTTCCGATTAAGGGAATGCCAAAGGCTGGCAAAAGGCGCTCCAAGGGCGCGTTACGAGAGTTCATAATTTGCCCTTGCAGCTTATTTGTCACTAGCTCGGAGTCCAACGATGCTAAGATACTACTACGATCTGTAGTGTAAATTTCGGACGGACAAGTCCAACCAAGTTTCTTGATAGATGCAGGGCCGAGACCCTTGATCTTCATAGTCTTGGCAAAATGCTCCACTGCTTTAGCATTCTGTGCAGGGCACAAATGGTTACGACAGAACAAAGAATCATTAACCCATTCTAACTCACTGTCGCAAGAAGGACAGTTAGTGGGGAAATTGATCTCCTGAAACATGGATTACTCCGATTTAGTGAAAAGATATTATACGAAAAGTTGAGCTAAAAGTCAAGAACTATTTTTCTCAATGTCCACTCGTCGTACGATTCGTGGAATTATCTCCCCGCTCCGTATAACCTCAACTGAACAACCTATTTCTAGGTTTAAAGAGCGAATGTACTCAATGTTATGTAGAGTTGCCCTTCCCACTACGGCATCTCCCACTTCGACTGGGCGTAGAATGGCTACTGGGCTCACAACACCAGATTTGCCAACCTGCCACACAACATCGAGTAATTCTGTAATTACACCCTCCTTCTGCTCTTTAAGAGCAAAAGCCCCGCGAGGATGGTGGGATGTATATCCCATGTTATTAAAAGCTTGATAGCTGTCTACTCTAAACACCTCACCATCGGTTGGATAGCCAGATGAGTCGAAGTGAGTGACAACATCAAATCCTTTATGGGCCAAACATTCTAATGCACTAGATAAAGTTGCATACTCCTTGCCTTGAATATCATACGCTACAAAGCGCAAGTTCTGGGCACGAGAACGAAACTCCTGTATATCTTTGAGATTCAAAGATCCCGACGCATAGTTGCGAGCGTTTGGTATAGTCTCGGGTGCGACTACTTCTCCTGTTATTTGCACTGTCTCTTTCAAGTCAATAATAACAGGCACAATCTCTTCCATCTTTAACGTAATATCTCTACCGAGATTACCGTCTCCACGGGTTAAAGCCTGGGCCAAGTGACCATTAATGTACACTAGAGAGATTGCTGCCCCATCAAGTTTGGGTGTACGAATATACTTCGCACTGGTACTATCAATATCATTTAGATCAAATACTTTCTGCAGAGAGTACATTTTGAACATATGAGGTATACCATCAGTTACCTGATAGCCTACTCGATCATAATTGTACATCTTAGCTAATGCATCAAACTCTTCGTCCGACAATATCGGTGTTCCCGAGTAGTACATAGCTGAAGCCTTGTCTAAAAAATGTTGCATATAGTTCCCTCACTCAATAAACAATATTATACAGAAAAAAGGAACAAAAGTCAAGAACTATTTTATATATAAGTCCTTAATTAAATCAGAGAAGTGTTCTTCTATGATGTCCTTACTTTCTGCAAGGGATAAGATTTCTACTAATCCTTCAAATAGGTTCCGAGAGTTGTCAAAGTCAAGGGGCATAGATATACCTTCTTTACTAGGCTTCCACTCTTCCTCAAAATCGAGATAGTACTTACGTAAGCCCAAATACTCAATACCTCTAAAAGTAGAGATAGTAAGACGGACTTGTGTCTCCTTTACTTCATCGTAATGAATAACCTTTTCAAATACTTCAGGTGCTTGATACAGTTCCATCTTAGTCTCCGTTTTTGAGAACGGAGGATAGAGGAACTACACTTGTCACGTTCAGTGGTTTGAGTAGGCGAAAAGAATCTGTATCCCAACAGAAGAGCAAAAGAGTGCTGTCAGACTCTTTTGCCCGATTCTTCTTTTGTTGAATATAAGGCGTACTGAAGTCCAACGTACAGACGTTGTATTTCAGTTTATTACTGTTCTCACTGCGATAAGTGATAACAGCGTCACCATACTCATCAACGAGCTGTCTTAGTTCTTCTTTTTTCACAAAAGCTCCTAGGGAAGCGGGTTGGCAGAATCTTCTGTCGTCCCAACATATAGGAGCTTAGTTATTAAGAATTAACAGCAGCGATGATGCCTGCAAAGTAGTTAGCAGCTTTACCAGTCAACTTGCTGACGATTTCTTCGTCAACTTCTTGACCAGCATCTGTAATAGCGGCTGTGAGGCTTTCAATAGCGGCTGCTTTTGAAACACGACCACCGCCAGTGCTACCACTGCTAGAGGCTGATTTGGTTGCAGGTGCTTTCTTTACATATACACCAGCTTTGGTGAGTACCATACGAACACCGTTAGGTGACTCTTCGTACTCTTCTGCAATTTCTGCAACGATTTCCATGCTGTTCTCAGGTGTTGGACCAGCTTCTTCATAAGCGGCAATGACTGCTGCTTTTTTATCGTCGTCCCATGCCATTCGTCTTTTCCTTTTAGGTTTGCCATAATACCCTGGACAAGTGCCCAGGCGTTCAAGTTGTTGTAAATAAAATCGGTCGCCCATTGGTTCCCTCATCTTCAATACTATGTATTATACCGATATGAGCGACGAAAGTCAAGAAGTATTTTTAAATACGTGATAAATCAACTCCGTACTTTTTAAGGTGGGTCAGCTTGCCAAGATCATATGCTAGACAGAAAGCATTAAAACCTCCAGTCATAGCTTCAATATACATTTCTTGATCCTGACGTATCTTCTCCATCACATAGATAGAATAGCACTTAGCCCCATACTTCTTCTCATAGTTTACGTCTGAGTATCCAGCTCTTTCTGCCTGATAATCAACAGAGACTTCATGTCGCACGATTGCAGGAGCAGAGTAACGTGCGGCCCATACAATTTCTCCTTCATCAAACTGTTCGGCGCAACATTCATCTGGAAGAAAATCTACTTTGTCTTCGGTCTTTTGAGGGACTCCGACCCTTTCAATAATTCCTCGAACAAATCCAGCTGAACGGTATAATCCTTTCGCGATAGCTGCGATAGAGTCACCGGATAGGAAGAGTTCAACTGCTTCAGTGATTTCTGAATCAGTTGCTGCCTTTCCTCTGTTCTTTGCTTTACGTAATTCACGATAGCTTTTTTTATCTTCGTAATCATCTATGATTCTCTGTAGGCGCGTGGTATTGTACGCTATATTCAGCATACCGCAAGCATCCTTCTTGGAAATAGGGGGCGTGTCGTTCAGTAGGTCTATAACTTTCTGAATATTGGAGTCCGATAAATTCTCGTACTCCTTCTTTTTTACTCGTCTCATTTATTTCCTCTGGTTCGTATGGTCTCTCTAATGGATTATCACTTTCATAGGATAAGTCTTGGTTATCTCTGTTAAAGATCTTATCCCAATTGTCTCTGTACTTACCGTACTCTACTTTACGGTACTTGTCTCCTTTACCGGCCACTGAGAAGGTTCTCTCGCTCTTTCATGAGCTTCTGTAAACTTTCTTCAATTTCATACAGACGGTGCTGTCTTCCTTGCTCTTCAAGCTGGTCTTCAAGCATTAACTCATTGATCTGCATCTCAATACACAACACCATTTCACTTGTCTGTAGTTGTGCCTCTTTCTCAGCAGTAAGAATGCCAGGATAAGATAGCCCTTCTCCTAGGCAATACATTTCTGCTTCACTGAAATAAGTTGCGTAAGGTTGAACACCTCGCTTCTTTTTTTCATATTGATCTGAGTGCTCACCAAATACGGTCCACTCCTGTAGAGTGTCTGCACTTGCTGACTCTACTACCATTAAGCAGCCTGCTAGTACGGCTACTCCTGCTATTACTCTTGCTTTAACTGTCTTCACGTGGATCATCTCCTAATGACATTCTCAAATACCAAATGGCTTTCTTCAAGTCTTGTTCTGGATTGTCTTTATTGTGACATCTCCAGATGTACTTAAAGGCATTTAATCTACAATGTTCTCGGAACGTCTCCTCGCTGAGAGCTGTAACTCGCATCGCATCAATACACTCAATGTCTTCCCGTTTATAATGTTTCGGGCTGTTTACTGGATCGTGCGTAGTTATATCAGTCATCTAAAGCCTCCGCTATCTCTGGGAAATGTCCCGTAATAATATCCCAACATCGGTCTGCTATCTCGATGTGTTCTTTCTGAGTACCGTGACCCCGCCGCAGTTCACAATAATGAATCCATGAACGCAACGTACCTGCCATGTACAGAGTAGTCTCTGTCATGCCTTCGGGTAACAATGCTCGTGCCTGCTCTTTTGCAATACCAGCATTGAGAGCCATCTCATAGTGGTCCTTTGCTACTCGAGCTACTTCGGCTTGCATTTCATTAAATACTTCTTGAGCACGACGCTGCTTCTCATCATCTTCATCAACCATACTGAGCTGACGATTAGTTGGATGCTGCTTTCGCGCCTGTCTTCGAGTACTGAAGGTCTCTGCTTCTGCATACCGCTGAGAGAACTCCTGAAATGAAAACGATCTATGTCGAATGATCTGCCGAGAAATATCTCTCGTAGTCTTGATCTCCATAGTAATAGACACCATCTCAAAAGGAGACCAGTGCCCTTCTTTGATTAAGTACTTCAACAGCTTCGGAGCTGTCTTAGTATTATTCTGGTTCGTAGGGTTACTTACCCTAGCTGCATATGCTACTAAGTCTCCTGCAGTATTACAACCTGTGCCTGCACTTGGCTTAGTTAGCCCAATTAGCTTAACGTCCATCTGTTCTCCTATTATTAGATTTCTTGGAGGATTGCTGTAGCTAAGATAAACAAAGATACAGCGTTTAACATAATAAGTGCTCTGTCTCTCCAGATAACACTTACCCAGACCCAGAG